AGTAGTACTAGCACAGATTCTACACTGGACACCATTACAAACTATTTAACAACTAAATACTCACCTGTTTTCTGCCACTCAATCGCAAGCACTAAGGTGATGCGAACCCAAAGTAATATTCCGTGGTCTGGGTGGCACGAAACAGGTGAGTACACCATTACAAATTAACTTATAGAGATGTGGCTAAAAAGTATTATCGTTAAATGGCTAACGACTTCAACAAACACGATATACAACTAATATGGCAGTCACATCCATACTGTGCAAAGTGTGGGAGCAATCAAGGTTGTAGTTTCCACCACAACTACAGTCGGCGTATGCCACACACATCTAGCATGTATAACGCCATTTGTTTATGTGTTGTCTGCCACAAAGAAGCTGATGCACATAATACTGGAAGTAGACAAAGTAAAGAGTTCCAACAGGAGCTACTAAAGTTGATATTCAACCAAGTAACTAACAGTTATTACGAGGTTAAACAAGTGGATAAAGACTTCCTAAAGTACATAGATGATGATGTACAAGAGGTGCTTAACTTGCTATAATTATAGTAATGGCAAGCTCTACAAGTAGAGGAAACTACTACAAAAGAAAAACTAAGAAATGGTTTGAAGACAAAGGGTACACAGTTGAACTTACAGAATTTGTATGTGGCAGAATGATAGGTAAAGGAAAGGTAATTTACCAAAAGATAGATGTACTAGCTTCAGATGGAATAGCATACAACGAAAAGGAATTTATATTATGGAATAGTAAGCATACGATTACAGGGGACATAAGTGGAGTGAAACACAAAGGACTGAAAGAATACAGAGAAATTAAAGTACCTCCATTCATAGAAAAACAGGTAATAATATGGCAACCAAGAATTAAACAACCAGACGTATTTAAAGGATAAATAACACAAATATGAACATATACACAAACAAAGTAAGGGTGATGAGGAATACAGAAGACTCAAACAATGAAGAAATGAAAGAAATGATTGGACAAGAGCTTGAAGTGTATGAAATTTGTCCACACGACAACACAATTCTTGTTTACAATAAAGATAAAAGTGACTTCCACTGGTTCAACCTTTCAGACGTACGCTTCCTAACACCAGCGAAGTTTGAAGGTAACAGCATAGCTATTGGTGATTATGTTAAAACAGCTTTTTACGAGGGAATTGTTACAGGTTTTTATGTGTTAGACGTAATGCACAGGGTAGTTTTTGAAGATAAACAATACGGAAATACTTGCATTGAAGGAGACGAAATCAAAGCACACGACATTACAATAAGAACAGAAACTATTGAAATCAACGGTAAGAAGTACAACAAAGAAGAGGTAGAGATCAGATTATCAAAGCTAAAGGAAATTAAGTAATATGAACAAAAACAACACAGGAGAAGGCAATAGTGGTAACAGTAATAGTGGTTACTGGAATAGTGGTCACAGGAATAGTGGTCACAGGAATAGTGGTGACTGGAATAGTGGTTACTGGAATAGTGGTCACAGGAATAGTGGTTACTGGAATAGTGGTCACAGGAATAGTGGTTACTTCAATACAGGTTCACCAGATAAAATCCAAATATTTAATCAATGGGTAGACATGACACATGAAGAATTTGAAAATAAATACAATATCTATGCCGATATCCCACTAAACAAGTGGATAGAAGAAAAAGATGTACCAGAAGATGAACTAACACCAGAAATAAAACAGATGGGTGGTTATCTTAAAACTTTAGATTTCAAAGAAGCATGTCAAATATGGTGGAAAGAACACCCAGAACGACATGATGACTTTCTAAAGTTACCTAACTTCTCATCTACTATCTTTGAAGAAATTACAGGAATAGATACAGAAGCAAAAGACAATAAAATGGAAGAAGCAATGGAGTTGTTGAAGAGTGAGGGGTATAAGGTGATAAAGGAGTAGAGAGCAAATTATCAGACTTAAACTAAATATATGAACAAAAAAGACTGGAAGACATGGAGCAAGGTAAAGAAAGCAAAATACTTAAAACTAGCAAAAACACACAGAACAGCAGATAGGTTTTCACAAGGTGAATGGATTAAAGGAGGAAAAGACGAAGAAGGTATGCACAGAGGTTGTTTCTATGGTTGTTTAATGCAGACAGAAGACGATGTGCTATCTAGTGCAAGTAGTGTTATGGGATTACCTGAATGGATTGTCAGAGTATCTGAAAAGATATTTGAAGGACTGCCAAAAGACTTAGCTAAAGAGTTCCCTGTTAAATTACTTGAAGCAATACCAACAACTACAGACACAGAGCAGATGTGGAAAGACTGGAATTATGAAGTTCTTATGGACAAAGGACATGGACAATATAAGTATTGTGGAGATAATAAAGAGTGTAAAAAAGCAGTAAAACAGTGTGCAGACTTGTTCAAGATGGAGGTGATTACAGAGAAAGCAGCACGCTCAGCAGACTCAGCAGCACGCTCAGCAGCATACTCAGTAGCATACTCAGCACGCTCAGCAGCATACTCAGCATACTCAGCAGCACGCTCAGACCATTACATTTGGCTATCAGAAACACTAATTAAAATAATGAATACATGAACAAAGAACAAACAGAACTAGAGGAAATAGTAGAAAGAGTTAGTAAAGAAACAAACATTGCTTATGATGAGTATTCTGAAGAATACACAGATATTTTAAGAAAAGCCCTAAAACAATACGCAGATAAGAGAGTTCAGGAGGAGAGAAATAGAGTCTACAACTACTGCCTTGAGAATGTCGCAGATAAAGCAGGGTTAATGGAAATAAACCAGCTACTTGATGTAATTAAAGGTAATGAGGTTGAGTACAAAGAATGGCACACCTTAATAACTAAAGAATAGATGGACTTTACACCTCTATATTGTTATAATTATAGATACAATGATTAACTATTCAAAATTAAAAGAAGACGGTTACCTTACTGTAAAACACTTAGGAAGGTTCGAACTAAAACCATCAAGGAAAGGAGAGATTAACGGTACGTTTGGAAGTAAAAAGAAATACGAGAACAGAGTAAAATTTACACCAAGTGACTACTTAAAAGAGAAGGTATTAACTAAGAACAAATAGATATGAATTATAAAGCAACTTTAAGAATAGAAGGGGTAGACTTTGAAGTAGAAACACCACTACCTAAAGGAAACGAAAATAACGCATCTATTTTACAGCCCTTGCTAGAAGGACAATTAGCACGATTAGTTATAGAGAGATTCAATAGTGAGATTGAATACAAAATTAGCGATAAAGAATAGATATGAGAGAATTGACATGGATTAACGTACTACTTTATTCGGCAATGTCTGGTTGGTCAGGCTTTGCCTGGGTTTTTGGGTTTGAATTCCTTGTAGTGATGTGGATTTCGTTTGTCATAATGATGACTGGACACCACACCACTTCGATTTACTTACACCTTAAAAAGAAATAACATGAAAGAAAATATATATTGGATAACATCAACTTATTTACTTCTAGCTTTAAATGTCTTATTAACTTATCTACTTATAAACAAATAACCACTATACATAAAGCATAGGTAAGCATGTTACAATTAAAGGTATTAACAACAAATATATGAACTACACACTCAATGAAACACAACTAAAGAGCTTATACGCAGAAGATACACGTATAGAAGATCCAGTAGCAAGAGAGGAGGCAGTAAAGACATTCTTAAACAACTTGTAGTATGTCTATTATAGAAAATAAAGTAAAAAAGTTAACAGTTACAAAACAATTATTATGTCAAAAGTGCCAAAACAACTAACACCCTTCAAGAAAGGAGAGTCAGGAAATCCAGACGGTAGACCTGTTGGCTCTATTTCTGCATTATCTCGTTTAAAGAAAGAGTTTAGAGAACACCCAGAAAAGTTTGATGAGTATATGGAGAGATATATAAGTAATCCAGCTAATGAAAAGCATGTAATGGAAATGCTAGATGGGAAGCCTACACAGATGGTTACAGGAAAGGACGGAGAGTCTTTACTACAGCCTGTACTAGTACAAATAATCAATGACAAACAAACAACAGACGATACAAATTCCGAAGGAGCTGAGTAGACTACTAGATAAGGACTGGAGAGAAGCAGCAGTCTATGGAGGTAGAAACTCATTGAAGTCACATACAGTGGCTAGAGTGTTACTTATACGTGCTAGACAGGAGAAGCTAAGAATAGGATGTTTCAGAGAGTTCCAAAACTCCATTAGTGATTCATCACACCAACTACTTAAAGACCTTATAGAGAAATACGAGCTACATGACTTCAAGGTTACAGATAACTCTATTGTGAACACAGTAAACGGTTCAGACTTTTTATTTAAAGGGTTGAAGAGAAACGAGCAATCAGTTAAGTCTATTGAGGGTATTGATATAGCATGGGTAGAGGAGGCACAGACAGTCTCAGAGAAGTCATTAGAGATACTTACACCTACAGTTCGTAAGAAAGGCTCACAGCTTATCTACACATACAACAGACTCTTAGAAGAAGACCCTATACATAAACGATTAGTGATAGAGGGAAGACCTAACACACTAGTAATAAACATTAACTATGATGTGGCTATTAAATACGGATGGATGGAGCAGGTACTTATTGAGGAGATGGAAGCTGATAAAGCAGAACGACCAAAGCTATACGAATACAAATGGCTAGGGAAACCATCAAGTAAAGAGGGTAAGATTTACAAAGGATGGATTAAGAGAGATGATGTACCACATGAAGCAAGACTAGATAGTATCGGATTAGATTATGGGTATACAAATGACCCTAGTGCTGCAATTGCTATCTATTACTACAATGGTGGGTATATCTTAGATGAAATCTTATTCAGGAAGGGCATGTCTAACAAGCAGATTGCTGACGTTATAAATCTATACCTAGCTAATCTGGAATTAAGTACCACTACTGTAGCTGATAGTGCAGAACCAAAGTCTATTGCAGAGATGAGTTCTTATGGAGTAAACATCATAGGAGCTTCTAAGGGGAAGGATAGTGTTAGTCAGGGCATACAGTTCGTACAATCACATAAGATAAGTGTTACAGCTAGCTCAACTAACCTATGGGAAGGGTATCAAAACTACCTATGGGATGAAGACAAGGACGGGAACCTACTTAACAAACCAAACCATATGTTCTCAGATGCATTAGATGCAGTGAGGTATGGATTTGATATAGTTAAGGGAAGAGAGAAGTTTAGTAAACTAGATAGATTACGATTCAATGCAAAACGACAACAAACACAACAACAACGGTCAGCTAGGTAACATGGATGATTCCATTGATGTAATGCTATATGGGGAAGAAACACCCGAGAGAGCTAGATTACAGATGCAATTAGACAGGAGAAACGCTCGTAGAGGGCTAAGTATCAATAAAGCTAAGTAGTTGTGATATAATTACTCAATATGACAACTATTTTCGATATAAGCAAAACATTAACAAAGCGATACGATGGTCCTATCGAAGTAGAGGAAGGACTTAATTTCTCCTTAAAAGATACAAACAAGCGTATTGAGTATATTTCTAACTCAAAGTATTTATCAGGAGATTTAGATGAGTTTGGACGAGAAAAACCATACTACAACATTGCTAACTACAGACTTAATGTAGCTATTCGTGCTACAGATTTTGATACTAAAGATGTGAACATTGTTTCAGAGACTAGAGACTATGTACGTTCACTACTTATAGGTAAACGTGTACAGCAATGGATGAAAGATAGTGGATTTGCTAAGACTCTTAACCGTATGGGTGAGAAACGACCAAAGTATGGTTGGTTACTCGTTAAGAAGGTAATGATTGACGGTAAGATTAACGTAGAGGTAGTTAAGCACAAGAACGCCATCATTGACCAAGGAGCTAACCCTATGGAGCATCCTATTAAGGAAATGCACCTACTTACTAGAGCACAACTAGCAGATAAGAAGGATGTATGGGACAACGTACAGGATCTATTAGACATGAACTTAGAAGAATATACAGTAGCCGAGATTTCAGGGGAAATGCCTGATTCTGTGGTTGGTGGTTCAGAAGATACATACTCAGAGTATAAGTTCTTTGTATATGAAGATGGAAACAAAGAGGATAAAGAGCTATTTAGTGAAAAGAAAGATAGTTATTACAAATGGGTAGGATGGGCAGAACAAGACAACCGAACACCACGAGGAGTAGTAGAAGACATGTTTGAAGCACAGACAGGTACTAACGAATCACAGCTACTACAGCGTGACGCTATGATTATGGCTTCTAAGACAGGATTCGTTACTAACGATGACACTATCGAGAACAATGCTATTGCAGACCTTGATAATGGATTCATTCTAAAACTTGGAGATAACAAGACGTTTACACAAGTAAACACTATGACTAACGCACTACCAGCGTTTGATAGAGCTAAATCAGACTGGGATGAGCAAGCAGAGAAGGTAACATCTACATTCGATGCCTTAACAGGGGAAACACTACCTTCAGGAACTCCATTCCGAAGCGTTGCTATCCAGAACCAAGAAGCAAGCTCACTATTCATCTACCGTAGAGAAGAGATGGGTATTTTCCTAACAGAGATGTTTAATGATTGGATTATTCCAGAGATTGTTAAAGACATTAACCAAGAGTGGATATTGTCAGCAGAGTTCTCAGCAGATGAACTAGCTAAGATAGATGAACGATTTGGCATCTACAAGGCTAATGAGGTTATTAAGCAGAAACTACTTAACCTAAAGATTGATACAGACTTCAACGCAGAGTCATATGAACAAGCAATCGAAGCCTTCAAAGAGATTCTTGCAGAAACAGACAACACACGCTTCCTAGAAGTACCAAAGAACTACTTTAAAGACTTTAAATTCAAAGTATCTGTTATCACAACTAACGAACAACGTAATAAAGCAGCAACACTAGAATCACTATCTAATATCTTAGGGCAGGTATCTAGTACATTCGACCCGAATACAGGAACATTCGCTATGTTAGAGAACCCAGCATTAGCATCAATCTTCTCTCAGGCAGTTGAATTGTCAGGAGCAGGAATAAGCCCTGTTACACTCAATAAGCTACAAAGTAGTGCAGGAAGCAAGAACATTGCACCACAGGCACCACAAGGGCAACCAGAGGGTATTGTAGAGGAGACTGCAACAGCAACAGAACAAGGATAAGTGGATAACTACCTCGCTATTACTAGTTGAGGGTATATAATATGGGTATGAAACTAAATTGGACAGTAGACAATATATTAAGACACCCTTTGCGATGGGGGAAGTGTCCTGTAGCTCAAATAGATGACCATAAGACTTTTGGTATTACTTTTGAGACTCGTTATGAGACGCTGTATATCAAAAAACGGTGGGTTCTAGTTATATACTACGGTTCTGGGTATAAGGCATGGAGCAATTATCCTCTTAAATAAACATATGAAACTACTACAAAAATTCTACGCAGACTTTCAAACACGAGATGAGGTTAAATCTTATTTACTATTACAGCTAAAGGACACAGCAGGTAGTAAAGCCTTACAAGGGGAAGATACAAAGGGATTTAAAGAAGCTAAGGAGTGTATAGAGACCTGTTTTAGAGATATGGAGTATAAATACAAGGAGAAAGAACCACGCAAACCTACCAGTGCTAGGTAGTTGTGTTATAATTGTAAACATAACTCAAAAGGTTATTTATTCATCATCAGTAGTTTAGGAAGCTACTTTAAATAATTACACTTTAATGACTGAAGAAAATAAGGAGACTCTTGATGCCGCAGTTCAAGACGATGCTAGTGTCAGCACCGACAACAACGATACTTTAAACAAAGATTCTGAAGGTAAAGACTTCGAGAAGCTATACGAGAACCAAAAAGCTCGGGCAGAAAAAGCTGAAGGGAAGTTAAAAGATGTTAAATCATCTGTATCTGAAGAACCTGTAGTCAAGGAAGAGAAGGAAGAAGTAAAAACAGGACTATCTCGTGAAGAGGCTATCCTATTTGCTCAAGGACTTACAGAAGAAGAAGTATTAAAAGCAGGTAAAATCGCTGAACTTGAAGGAATTTCACTAAGTGAAGCTACAAAAGACGAGCTTTTCGTTACTTGGAAGGAAAAGAAGGAGAAAGAAGCTAAGTCTGCAAAGGCACAGCTAGGAACTTCTACTGGTTCACCCGCAGTAGCAGAGAAGAAAGACTTTAATAGCCCAAACTTAGACAGAGATGACCACAAGGCACTCTTTGATAAAGCACATGGTAAATAGGTAGTTTCAACGCCTGATAGTTAATTATTCAAACGATTAACAATTTGTTGAGAAAGTACATTGACAATTGCATTAGGTATATTTAATCCGCTGTGATAAAATGAACACATGGCAGGAAAGAAAGGACAAGTTCCTTGGAACAAGGGTAAAACTGGCGTCCAGGTTGCTTGGAACAAAGGAATAAAGACGGGCAGCAATACAGCTCACTCTAAGAGGCTTCTTGAGAAGTATTCAAAGGGATGGTCCCCACGTAAGGGTAAAAAACACACAGAAGAAACTAAAGCTCAAATGTCTTCTGACAGAATTGGACACACCAATAACACTGGTCGTACTCATTTTAAAGATGGAGATAACACGGGGAAAGAAAATTCTAAGTGGAAAGGTGATGATGTAGGGTATTCTGCTCTCCATGATTGGGTTGCTAAATGGAAAGGGAAGAAGCCTTGTGTGTGCTCTATATGTGGATTTGCTGACCCTTACAAAGGTCACTTTCACTGGGCTAACATAAGCAGGGAGTATAAAAGAGACCTTGATGACTTCACCTGTCTATGTGTTCCATGTCACGTCAAATATGACAGACATGATTTAAATATTTCTAATGCAATTGTTAAAGTACGTTAACTTAACAAATATTATATATGGCATTAGGTAAGTGACTTTGCCTAATTAAAATCTTGTATATGCTGGAAACTCCCAAGAGCCGAAGCCTGAAAAGGTGGGGACTAACGGACAATCAGCAGGGAAGCTCGAAAGAGAACCCTCAACGACTACCATCGAGACACACGCTCGCCATATAACGAAAGAGTGAAGGTATAGTCTGACCTCATAGGAAACTATGAGAGGAGAACCCGAAGAGGTACTCCCGCCTTGAAAGAGGTAGTAACACAGAGACAGACCACTTTGTTGCAGCCGACTTGGCAGCATCAATCGGAGAAGTATGGGGAAACAAAATCAACGACTTCTACCGTTCAAAATTAGTAGCAGCTAACTTCTTTACAGACCGTTCAGAAGACGTAATTGCAGGAGGGGATATTATTCACACACCAGTTATTGTAGAACTTGCAGCCGCAGCCAAACAGGCACAGACACAAGTTGTACTTGCAGATAACGCACAAACTTCAGTAGACCTAACTATCGCTACTCATTCACACGTTGCCTTCATGATTGAAGATAAGGAAGCAGCACAAGTAATGAAACAGTACAAAACGCAAGAAACTTACATGAAGAATGCAGCGTACACAGCAGCAAAAGCACTAGATTCAGCTATTACAGCTCTATTCGTAGGCTTTACAGCAGTTGCAGGAACTACAGGAACAGCTTTGTCAGATGCTAACGTACTAGACGCAGTAACCAAGTACACAGCAAATGATGGAGACCTAGATGATACAGCTTGGATTCTTAATCCAAAGACTATCTGGGCTGACCTTATGGCAATTGATAAGTTCTCACTTGTGCAAAACACAAATGGAGCTGACCCACTTCTAAAAGGACAGATTGGAATGTTGTACGGACGACCAGTTCTATCAACAACTAACATTGTTAGTGACGGTACAGATTTACACGGATTCTTTGGAAACCCTGATGCAATTCACTTTGCAACAGCAGCACTTCCAGGAGCAAAAGACGCAAATGGAGTACGTCTACAAGCAGAATACAAACTAGAATGGCTAGGAGTATTGGTTGTAGCAGACATCCTATTCGGAGTTATTGAAAACCGAGAAGCAGCAGGAGTAGAAATCCTATCAGTAGACTAGTTCTACAGGGTTGAAGATTAACAACTTAATTGTTTCTTCAAGGGTAGACATCAGTTTACTACCCTTGAAAGAACTGATAGCAATTACATGAAAAGAAAAACAACAATATCTAAAGATTTGCAGCACATTACAAAGATGATTGACCCACGTTCAGGGAAAGTCTTACGAGAAGGTACTACACCTATGGCAACAGTTGGAGCTTTTAAAGCCAACCCAGTACCAATGGAAGAAGATAAAACAGAGGAAAGGCTAGATAAGATGGAACAAGGTATCGAGGAGATTAAGAAACTACTAACTAATAAATAATATGAGAAATATAATCATTAAAGACGAAGAACTTAAAGCACTTGTAGAAAAGAAAGGAGAGCTAGTAATGAAAGGGCGAAAGCACTATCAAAACATGGAAAAACTTAACGATGAAGGTAATGTTATTGGTGAAGAAAGAAACACTCTAGTTGCTCAGATTATTGAGAAAACAGCAGAAGCCATCAAAGATGAACCTATGTCAGAGTTTGAGCTAGCCTTAACTACGGAAATCGTAGATGGTGAAGTTCAAGTGTCTGTCATTGACAGGGTTGAGCAGTTTAAAGAGTCTCTGAAGGAAGAACGGGAGCGTGCAGAACGTAGAGAAGCTGGGGAAATGACACCAGAAGAGTCTATGGAAGACAATAAAGCCAAAGTAATCGAGGCAATTGCAGCTATCGACCCAATGGAGATAGACACAAAATTACAAGAAATACTAACAATATTAGAATAATATGATTAAAGTACAATTCCGAGATGGAAGAGTTAAGGAATTTGCAAAGAAAGAAGCTGCAGAACGATATGCTGAGGTTACAGGAGGAACAATCGTTAAAACACCAGTTAAAGCAAAGCCAGCACCAAAAACAAAACAGTTTTCTGAGCGTAAATAGAGTTACGTGATATAATGGAATATATATGAATTTCTCAGACACCACTAACAAAGATGGAATACTACAGAAGTGCGAACTTTACCTATTTGGGAGCAATTATGGCTCTATTACAGGTAGTACAGTACGTTTAGCTGAATTCACAGGACTATCTAACGATGCTATGGATAATGTATCAGACATTCTATTGAATTCTGATAATACATGGCAATGGGACGATACAAACAACACTGACTTCCCAATAGCTACTTCAGACCTAGTTAATGGTCAAAAGGATTACTCTTTTGCATCTACCTTCTTAAAGATTGAGCGAGTAGAAGCACTTGATAGTACTGGAAGTTATTACCCATTATATCCAATAGACACAGCAGACTTCAAACAGATGAATATTACGGAGACCGAGTACTCAACTACAAACGGTCTACCTATACACTACGATAAGATTGGTAATTCAATCTTTTTATACCCACAGCCTGATACTACTCAAGTTACAGCAACAGATGGCTTAAAAGTCCGTTTTCAGCGTGCAGGGTCATACTTTGCAACGACTGATACTACTAAAGAACCAGGGTTTGCGTCTATCTTCCATAAACTAATTCCTCTGTACGCATCTCTTGAATATGCGTCAGCTAACGAGATGGTCAATAAAGTAAACATGCTTACTGGAAAGATTGAGAAGGCAGAGTCACGACTAGAGAAGTTCATGGGTAAAAGACAGAAGGATTCAAAGCCAGTTATTAGCATGAAGCGTAAAAACGCTAAGTAATATGGCTACTTGGGCAAATCAATCAAAGAATACTTCTACTTGGGGTAATGAAGCACGTAACATCGAAGGAGAGTTCTATCTATTATTAGAAAGCGGTGATTTCTTACTACAAGAAGATGCAGGACTCATTGTCTTAGAAGGAGGTGGGGGATGGAGTAATATAACTAAATCATAATGGCAAATAAAAAGATTTCAGCATTAACAGCAAAAACAACACCCGTAGCAGCAGACGAGTTTGCTATTAACGATGTAGCAGGAGGATCAACTAAAAAAGTTACTCTTGATAATATAGATGACGTTCTTAAAGCAACTACACAAACTATAACTAATAAAACTATTGATGGTGACAACAACACTATTACTAATCTCGCTATTGGTGCAGAAGTAACAGGAGCTTCTACAGACCTTACAGATACAGCAGCTTTAACATACAACGCAGATACAGACGTTTCAGGTAATGGCTATGTACTAGACGAAGACAACATGGCTTCAGATAGTGCTACTAAATTAGCATCACAACAATCTATTAAAGCTTATGTAGACCTTAAAGCACCCATTGCAAACCCTACATTCACAGGAGAAATTGGTATAGGAGCAGTAAACGTGTCAGAAACAGAGTTAGGTATCTTAGAAGGGGCAACAACAACCACCGCAGAGCTTAATATCCTTGATGGAGTTACTTCAACAACAGCAGAACTAAACATTTTAGACGGAGTTACAGCCACAGCCACAGAACTTAACTATGTGGATGGAGTAACAAGCGCAATACAGACACAATTAGATGCTAAGTCACCATCGACAGCTCCCACATTCGCAACATCTATTACAGGTAGCTACCTAACAGCTTCAGAGATTTTAATAACTAATGGTTCAAAGGATATAGTGTCAGCACCAGTTGCTACTTACCCAAGTCTTACAGAGCTTGCTTATGTCAAAGGAGTTACTTCAGCTATCCAAACACAGATTGATGCTATTGGAGCACCAGAAGGTACAGCAGTTCTATCTACAGGAGAAGCAGGAGGTTCTAAATTCTTACGAGAAGATGGTGATGGTACGTGTTCATGGCAAGCTCTAGCAGGAGGAGGAGATGCTCTTACTTCAAATGGATTAGACCAATTCGCAGCAACTACTTCAGCAGAACTAGCAGGGGTTATCTCAAATGAGACAGGTTCAGGATTACTAGTGTTTAATGATTCTCCAGCGCTTATTACACCAGATTTAGGAACACCAGCCTCAGGAGTAGCAACAAACCTTACAGGAACAGCAGCAGGACTTACTGTAGGGGCAACAACGGGTGTGGAAGCAGGAGCAGATGTAACAGATACAGCTAATGTAACCGCAGCGGGAGCGTTGATGGATAGTGAGCTAACAAGCATCGCAGATGTGAAAGCCTTAGACCAGAGTGTAGTAAATGGTGCTTCACCTGTATTTGACGGTACTAACTTTACTAACATCCCAGCAGGAACAGTTGACGTTGTTTCTAATGTAGCTACAGCAAGAGTGTTAGGAAGAACTACAGCAGGTTCAGGTAACTCAGAAGAACTAACAGCTAGTTCAGTAAGAACACTAATTAACGTAGAAGATGGTGCAGATGT